ATAATTCAAAAGGACGGAGTGTATTATGTGTCAGTAGTTTTTATATGGGATATGATGCAAGGCACTGATTGTAAGCCCGAATACGACCATGATACAAGAGAAGTAAAAATATCAAAGGATAAAAAAGAAATATATTCGTGTCAAGCCATTTTGGTAGAGGATAGAAGTGTTATTCCGTACGACCAATTTGTAGATGAGATACAGCCGTTGTTGAAGTAAGAGATTAAATCTTGCAAATAACGGCAAAATATGATTTTATCAAGTTTATCAAGAAAGGCACTTGCCAAAACGGCGGGTGCTTTTTTCGTACCAAAAATGAGGTGACACAATGTACAGACGAATACCACCATAGCACGCTTACGGCGTGTTTTTTTAATACCAAAATCCCAATTAATTACGATTAGAAAGGAATGATAAAATGAAATTAAATTTTAATTTTAGCGGAAAAACGCTGTTAAAGGATTGGTGGAAGATTGTCCGTGATAATTTCACGGCAATTCAAACCGACCACAACACACTGTCCAATAAATTGGATACAGAAATAACGCAACGCACCAACGCTGATGTAGGTTTGGCGGACAAAATCACCGCCGAAAAAACAGCGAGAGAAAGTGAATATAGTTCGCTAAGCAGTCGTATAAACAACGAGGTAACAATACGACAGGCGGCGGATAACGAACTGCAACGTAATATAGACAGTGAAATCACCGAAAGGCAGACGGCGGACAGCAAAAAGGCTGACAAAACAGAGTTGTACGGCACTGATGAAACAACAAAGCATACAATCACGCACACATTGACTACATCTGATTTTGTAATAAACATCACATCCTACGATACAGGTACAGTTAAAATACCTGCCGAAACGGTACATTCAAAAATCCTATTGAACGGTAGCCCAATGCCTGCGGTAGATGTAATAGGTACGTTTGATTGTGGCAAATCGGAAGAGGACCACGGCGATAAGTATGTCGCTATAGCATATTCGCCTAATACAGGTAAATTGGATATTGATGTTGTAGATATAGATTGTGCGCCGACTGACGCTGACGCTATCGCCGAAATAAACATTCAATATCACACAGCGGAAATTACAAAAATGTATCATTTGTCGCATATTTTTTACGGTATCAGTAGCCTAAATGACCTAAAAACCAATAATAAAAATTCATTTTTGGCGGCGGTCAATGAAATTGCAACAAAACTGACAACTGAAATTTCGGACAGAGAGGGCGCAGAGCATTCACTGAATGAAAAAATCAGTACTGAAATTTCGGACCGACAGGCGGCGGACGACGAGTTGAAAGCAAAAATAGCAGATATAAATACAGAACTGACAACGGATAACCTGTTTTATGATTTATCAAAATACGTCAACAGTGACAACACATTAGTCACTGACGACAGTGGTGTACAGTATTTGTCATATTCGGGTTCGTTTGAAAACGGAACGTATTTGTATCACAATTTTGTTGTTGATAATTTCCACCGTAAACCGAAAACAGAAACCACATTAGAATTGACATTCAATGTGGCGTCACGTCATATAGCTGGGGACGGTTGCGACAGTGGCGGTTTGAATATAGGCGAAACAGACGTATTGATTACATACACTGATACAACAACAGAAACATTCGGACAGTCATATTACACAGCAACCGATACCGGTGATAAAACAATCACGATAAACGGCACATCAGAAACGTATAAAACAACAAAATTTAAAATTGAAATCCCTGTACAAAAAGAAATTAAATCAATTTCATTCCGAATTGTATCGGATAACTATTATACAAACGGTGACCCGACGGGCAATGTGTGTAAACAGAAAACATTAATACAGTCGGCTGTTTGTTATGATGATGAATGTGTGGCGGTATTGCGTGATGATATTAACGCGAATACATCAAAAATTACTGCCAATACAACAAAAATCACCGAAATTGATAAAACAGTTACAGACATTTCAAAAAATCAAATATTTGTCGTGTGTGACGGCGACCACGACGAACTGAAATTACAGGCGGCGATAGATAGCGCGAAAAACAACAGCGTTATCTATCCTGTAGGTACACAATGTGTTTTGACAAACGAAAATACAATACGAGGTTATGGATTGCCGGAAAGTAGCGGTATGGCTGTTATATCACTAAAATCGGGTATTACATTAGACGGTTCAATGTGTGATGATTTCGTTTTTAAAAACACAAATCCTGTCGCAAAACAGTACATTTTCCATATGACACAATCCACGACAATGAAAAATGTAGTATTCCACGAAGATACTGAAACAGTAACAGCCGATACTGTCAATCCGACAGTGCTGTCTGTCGGTAGTGAATCAAAAATAGTGTCCTGCACATTCTACAATATATTTAGTACACATCAATTCGGTGTATCAACGTTTGAAATGAACGGTGTGCTATTTGTAGATAATATCATAGATACGTTCGCAGGCGCACCGGCAAATAATATGGCAGACGAAATAAAAATCAAAGGAAATTCGTTTGTTATGGGTAACAAATTTTTGAATTTCACTCAAAAAGAACAGACATTAGCCTATATGTTGCAAGCACCGACAGTTATATTTGTAAACAATTATATGTCTGGTTTTACAAATTGCAGTATTGATATAGGCAAAAAAATAGTAGGCAATATATTTAAAACGTTTACTGATTGCAGTATCGAAATAGATGGCGAAATTTCGGACAATGAATTTACAACGATTACACAGAACACAAAAGGCCCATTTATATACGCTGGGATTGCATTAATCAGTGGAAACCGAATATCCAATGTAAAAATTAATTCCGCAAATATCGATTTTATCGAATGCGGAAATTATACCGTTATATGCGGAAATTATATGCACATTTCCGCCGGCCCTGCGTCGGGACAGTGTAACCTAATCACCGCCGGCAGTAAAACGTTCATAGCAGATAATATGTTTAGGGCAATGGCACCCGTAACGGCAAATGCGGATTTTTCAATTATATACAGCGACGGTAAAACAGTAGTCAAAAATAACGTGACAAACGCGACATCTATTGGAACGTTCGGCGATACGTGCGTTGTTGACGGAAATGTGACAGGGTGGTGATATTATGTACAAATTTTATATGAAAAACGGGCAGGCACGATTCTATGAACGTGGCGTTGAAATTGACGGCACGGTGTACGGAATACGAACTGACAGCGACATACTGCGAATTAAACGCAGTGTTGTAAACAGCAAATTTGCTGAAAGCGAAGAAGATTTTGATATGAATGTAGAAATCGCAAAAATTCAGCATACTGACATAACGTTGGAACAGCCGACATCAGAACAACTGTCACAGATACAGTCAAAAACATTTGACAGTATGTCGGAATTAAAACAGCACGTTCAGTCTGTTATGAACGGTGACGAAACAATGTCACAGGACGAAATCAACGCAATGCTGATGTTACAGATTGCGGAACTGAAAGCAGGTGTTGACAGTGAATAAAGCGTTAATCAAGAAGTACTATCAAATGGGTATTTACAAAGAAAAACATTTAGATATATTCGTCAAAGCGGGATATATCACAGAAGACGACAAAAAAAATATGGAGGGCTGATATGGAGGCAGAAAACGAAAAAGAAGTGTGGGAGCGTCTGACTGCCGTAGAGCAGTCCACCAAGTCGGCACACCACAGAATTGACGGTATCGAAAAACTGACCGAAAGCGTCCACATCATAGCTACGGAAACTAAGGCAATGCGTGAGGACGTAAACGATATTACATCACGGGTAGACGAAATAGAAAAACGTCCTACAAAGCGATACGAAACAGTCGTTACCGCCATTATTACGGCAATAGTGGGCGGTTTGATAGGTTATTTTGTTAAAATGTTAGGATTTTAGTATTTTAGGAGGTACATAAAAATGAAAGAATGGTTTAAATGTGCAGGTATTCGTGCAATTAAAACAGTTGCACAAACAGCAGTTGCCACTATTGGCACTGCTGTTGCATTGGGTGACGTCAACTGGGTAATGGTTGCGTCAGCGGCGGCATTGGCAGGTGTATTGTCGTTATTGACATCAGTTGCAACGGGATTGCCGGAAATGAATAACGAAAAGGGGGAATAAAATATGACGTTACAAGATACCGTTGCACTGATGAACAGTGCGGACTACAAGGAACGTTTCAAGGCAGAATATTATCAATTAGCCAATAGATTCAAAGGATTAAAGAAAATGTTGGAGGAATGGGACAGGGGAAAACTAAAATTTTCCCCAACGTGTCCACGCAGTACATATAACATACAACTAAACGCAATGGCTGACTATTTGGCAATTTTAGAGGCACGAGTAGTAATGGAAGATATTGAATTGAAAGAGGTGTAATAAAATATGACGGATAAAATTTTTATAAACGCAGTAAAAACATTAATCGCAAACTATTTCAACAACAATGTTGATGTGACAGACGGTAAGAAAATCACCACAGATGATGTGTATATCGTGTGGAGCTGTAAGACATTGCAGAATTTTAAAGCGTTGGCGTCAACAACTGTATCGGACGGAATGTATTACGAAATTACATATAACGGTGATAAAAATGAGATGTATTTTGACGCATATAAAAAATGGAAGAATATGACCGTAAAGGAGTGGTGATAATGTCGGCGATAGATAAATTGATACAAATAGCCAATGCAGAGGTTGGCTATTTGGAAAAGTCAAGTAATTCACAGTTAGACAGCAAGACAGCAAATGCCGGTACTGCCAACTACACAAAATATTGGCGAGATATTAAACCCGAATACCAAGGACAACCGTGGTGCGCGTGTTTTGTAACGTGGTGTTTTGTCAATGCGTTTGGAAAAAATAATGCACAAAAATTATTAAAACATTATCCGTATGTGTATTGTCCTACAATGGCAAATTTGTTCACATTAAATGCAAATCCAAAAGTAGGCGATATTGTTATATTCAAACACAACGGAACATTTACACATACGGGAATTGTTACAAGCGTAAACGGCGATTATTTTACAACAATCGAGGGCAACACAAACGGAGGTAGTACCATTATTGCGAATGGCGGCGGTGTTTGTAGAAAAAGTTATTATAACAGTAATTTACCGGGGACAAAATTCTGTACACCGGATTGGAGTATAGTCGAAGAAAGTGAGGATTTAACAATGTCACAATATACAGAATTAAAAGAATTAATCGAAAAACAGGCGGCGGAAATAAATGATTTGCGTAATGTAAATCAACAGTTGGTAAACGTGGTGCAAACTACAATGGTTTATGATTATGTCGACGACAATATGCCCGATTGGGCAAGAACGGCGGTTCAAGCTGCGCAAGATTACGGCGCATTGGTCGGTGACGAGCAAGGGAGATTGGGACTATCTTATAAGGACCTACGAACTATTGTGCGTGAATACCGTTGTGGCCTGTATAGTAAATAATATGAGGTAAAAGCTACAATTTATGATTATAATTGGTTGAACTCTTAAAAATGAAAATATAAAAATATTATGTATATATGGACAAGAGTTATATTTTGTGTTAAAATCATAATGTGATTCGGGGGTGAATATTATAAAAAGGAAAATAAAAAATAAAATTTGGCATGATAATAGATGTAAGAAAAAGTTGAAGTTTATCACTAAATATAACAAGAATAGACGTCGAACTTCAGAAAGATATATGTTGGAAAGAGAAATAGAATGTGACAATCAAATTATTCATGATGTTCATTCGATTACTATAAAATGCCAAGCCCCACAAAATTTCAGTATTATGGATAATACTGAGGAAACCATAGGTTTTTTTAATTATATTCTGTATCAAATGAATAGAACTAAAAGAACGAATAAAAAAGTTATTTTCTTCTTGGATTTAAGTGATATTCAAAAAATTGATACGGATGCATTGATGTATTTGATAGCATTAATGAATGATTTACATAGTAACATATTAAAAAAATACAGTTTCAAAGGTACATTTCCTGAAGACAAAAGTGTTCATCGCATTTTAACCGAATCGGGTTTTTTGGACTATGTAAAATCAAATAGAACTCACATAATACCTCGTAGCAATAAGATTCAAATTAGGCATGGAACAAAAAATACTCCTGACATTGCGAGGGAGGCATGTGAAATGGTTCAGACGATATGTAATATTGACCGTATTAAAACAATATCATTATACAATATATTAGTAGAATTAATGGACAACACAAAGAATCATGCCTATACTAAAAAAACAATGCAATCTTCTTCAGCAAATTCGTGGTATTTATTTGCTGAAGAAACTGATGATAGTATTCGTTTTGTTTTTTTAGATACTGGATTGGGCATACCATGTACTGTATATAAAAATTGGCACGAAAGACTACCGCTAGTAAAGAAAGATTCTGAGTTTATATGTTCAGCATTGAGAGGTGATTTTAGAACAGAAACTCAAAAAGATAATAGAAGTAAAGGACTCCCGCAGATTTCACTCGAATGCATAAGAGGAATAATACATCATGGTACAGTAATTTCAGGAAAAGGTTTCTGCAGAATTTTACATACAAAAACAAAAGATGTAGCGCAATATAAAAAGAAAGATTTAAAAAATAAAATTAGCGGAACTTTATTTAGCTGGTACATTTCAAAAAAAAAGGAGAAAGTAATATGATAAAAATTAATATAGCACAGGATTTTTCAAATACACCAGGTGGAAGATACAAAGTTAATGGTCCGTATTCAGGAGAAGAATTTAGAGATAATATTCTTATACCTAATTATCATAAAGCAAAAAATAATAAAGAAAAATTAGAAATAAATTTTGACGGTTGTTTTGGATACCCTTCATCATTTTTAGATGAAGCCTTTGGTGGATTAGCAGTTGCAGAGAAGTCACATGATGTTTTAAATATTATAGATTTGATATGCAATGATGATCCCAAAATAATTGATGATATAGTAAAGAGCGTTAAAGAAGCAAAAATTTGAAAATAATTTAAGGGAAAACAAATGAAGAATTTTATAAAGAAAAATTGGTATTTTATAGCCATTATAATTATCTTAGTTGTATGGTCAGTATTTAACATTATTTATGACATACGAGAATTTTTTAAGGCATCACTTTTTAATGTATTTACTATTTTCGTTACTAGCTTTTTCGCTTATGTTTTAACAGGTAATAAGGAATCAAGTAACAGGAAAAGAAGGATAGCTGAGAGTTTTATAGAAAAACTTTTAGATGAGTTAGATTATAAAATGTATGTGATAAACGATGAAAATGACGTAGGTTATATTAGAATCACACAAAGAAGTATATTTTCTCACATTAAATTGTTGAAAGAAATATTAGATAAATTAGAAATGAAAGAAGAAATAAAAGATGTTGAGTATATACAAGAGAGATTTGATAACTATTGGACTTTTGTAAGTGAGCATATAGATCAGAAAAACTATTTGCGTGATTCAAAAACGACATTACAAAATATTATAGTAGTAATAAGAGGTAAATTGGAGAACATTTTAACTAATCTATATATAAAATGA